GGTTATGGTATGTGGATGGTTCCGCCAGATGTTGGTGTTAACGTTCTTGTGGTTTTCATAGACGGAGATCCAAGCCAAGGCTATTGGATAGCCTGTGTTCCTAGTAGATTTGCTAACCATATGGTTCCTGCTCTTGCAGGATCAACAGAAGTTGATCTAGATAGTGCAGATAAACAAAAATTAAATTGGCCAAATAAAGCAACAGGCTTAAAAATGCCATTACCAGTGGCAGAAGTTAATAGACGATTAAATCAGAAAGAACAAAATAGTGACGTTGACAAAATTAAAAAACCACTACACCCTATTGCTGAAAAATTTTTAGAGCAAGGGCTATTAGAGGATGATGTTCGAGGGGTTACAACATCGAGCAGTAGACGAGAAGCACCGAGTATGGTATTTGGTATTTCAACGCCAGGACCTCTTGATAGAAGACAGGGTGCTAAAAAAGCTAAGGTAGGAACTTTACAAAGTCCGTCGCCTTCTCCGGTTCCGGTAAGTCGATTAGGTGGAACAACCTTAGTTATGGACGACGGCGATGATAGATATCGTAGAGAAACATCTGCAGGTGCAGGGCCAGTAAAATACATAGACGTAATCGCTGAAAAAGATAAACCTTCTCAAGGTGATCCAACGATTCCTTATAATGAATATTTCCGTGTGAGAACTAGAACCGGACATCAGATATTGATGCACAATTCAGAAGATTTGATTTATATTGGAAATTCCAAAGGAACAACATGGATTGAATTAACGTCAAACGGCAAGATTGATATCTATGCTCAAGACAGCATTAGCATTCATACAGAGAATGATTTGAACATCAAAGCCAATAGAGATATCAATTTGGAAGCTGGTCGAAATATCAACATAAGATCAGAAATTGGTCGACTTCATATGGATGTTGCCACAGACTGGAAAGTTACTGTAGGACAAAATAATAAAATTACAGTTGGTAAAGATTGTGAACATGTAGTTGGCGGTAATACAAAAATCACCACTTCAGAAAATTTTGATTTAGGCAGCGGCGGCTATAATAGATTTACAGCCAGCGGAAATACAGATATACGCAGCGGCGGTAATCATACTGAATCTGCAGCCAGGATCGATATGAACGGACCGTTAGCACAAGCAGCAGTTCAAGCAGTTGAAATAACTCCGCTAAATCTACATGCTAATCCAAGTACCAGCACACAAAATGGTTGGGATGCCAAATATCAGGGTGGAAATATTGCCAGCATTATGAAACGTATTCCAATGCACGAACCTTGGGTTCTGCATGAAAATCAAACCCCTCAATTTTTAACACCAACAAATACAGATAGAGAAATCTAGGAGTGACATATGGCCAATAAACTTTACAATCAAAAAGTCGTAGCAGTAAACAAAGCATCTGTTGGCGATAAAGGCGGAGTTTTTACCTATAAAGGATTTAGTTCTAAAGAAGTTAATCGTAACTATAAACTTTATGATATTGATCTAGTGAAACAAGATTTGATCAACCATTTCTATATTCGCAAGGGTGAAAAATTAGAAAACCCGGAGTTTGGCACAGTAATCTGGGACATGATTTTTGAACAGTTTACAGAAGATGTTAAAAATATTATTGCTAAAGACGTTGAAGAAATTATTAATTATGATCCAAGAATCATAGTAAATGAGGTTCAAGTTGATAGCACTGATCAAGGTATAAGGATTGAAGCCAACATTACTTACATACCGTTCAATATTAATGAACGTATGACGTTTGACTTTGATAAAGACAATTCTATCATAAACTAAGCACTTTATTTTGCTTGATAAATATGATATAGGAAATAACAAATGACCACTACAAGTAGACAAAATAACCTAATACTCAACGAAGATTGGACACGTATCTATCAGACATTTAAAAATGCTGATTTTAAATCATACGATTTTGAAAATCTACGTCGAGTAATTATATCATATCTAAGAGAAAATTATCCTGAAGATTTTAACGACTATATCGAATCATCAGAATACATGGCACTCATTGATGCTATTTCTTTCTTGGGTCAAAGTTTAGCCTTCCGTTTAGATCTAGCGTCAAGAGAAAACTTTTTAGAATTAGCAGAACGTAAAGAATCTGTATTACGTCTAGCTCGTATGTTAAGTTACAATGCTAAACGTAATGTGTCAGCTAGTGGTCTACTTAAATTTTCTACAATATCAACAACAGAATCTTTAATAGATAGCAACGGAAAAAATTTAGCTAACCAAGTAATCCAATGGAATGACCCAACTAACACAAACTGGTTAGAGCAATTTCTTACAGTATTAAATTCTGCAATGGCAGATAATACAGAATTTGGTCGCAGTCAAGGTAATGCTATCATACAAGGAATTCCCACAGAACAATATAGATTTCGAACAATATCACAAGATGTTCCAATCTATACATTCAGTAAAACTGTTGCCGGTCGAGGAATGGTATTTGAGATAGTTTCAACATCATTCAAAAGTAGTGAATCTATATACGAAGAACCACCTGTGCCAGGAAACCAGTTAGGATTTGTTTATAGAAATGATGGCAGCGGTCCAGGATCACCAAACACAGGATTTTATTTGATGTTCAAGCAAGGATCGTTAGAACTTGCCGACTTCAGTATTACTGTTCCAACAACTAATGAAAAAGTATCTGTAGACAGTACAAATATTAATAATGATGACGTGTGGTTATTTAAAGTGGGCTCATCTGGAACACAACAAGACCAATGGACTAAGGTGTCAAATCTTATTGGTAATAACATCGCTTACAACAGTTTATCACAGGATATTAGAAATATTTTTGCTGTACAAACAGAAGAAGATGATCGAATTGATCTAGTATTTGCTGATGGCGTTTATGGTAATTTACCACAAGGGAGTTTCCGTGTTTATTATAGAGTAAGTAATGGTTTATCATATACTATCGCCCCAAACGAACTACGTGGCATTAATATTTCCGTTCCATACGTTAATAAATCTGGAACAGAACAAACAATCACTATCGGGTTAGCATTACAAGCAACAGTAGCTTCTAGTGCTGCAACTGAAGATATTGACACAATTCGTATAAATGCCCCGGCACAATATTATACACAGAATAGAATGATTACAGGTGAAGATTACAATCTTGCACCGTTGGCAAGCTCACAAAATATTTTAAAAATAAAAGCAGTTAATAGAACATCAAGCGGCATTAGTCGTAACTTTGAAATTATTGATGCCAGTGGAAAATATTCTAGTGTGAACATTTTTGCCGACGACGGCTTTGTCTATAAAGAAGAAATAGAATCGCAGATCAATTTCAAATACAGTAGCAGAGTTGACGTAGTTAATACTATTAGAAATATTATAGAACCGGTATTCACTGAAAAGGATGTTTACAATTTTTATCTTACAAAATTTGATAAGGTATTCTTTACAGATGAAAACTCTGTATGGCAACAAAGCACATCAGACGTTAATATAACTACCGGTTATTTTAAAAATATTGTTGACAATACTTTATTAAAAGTAGGATCGTATTCTACCAGCCCTTTAAAATATCTCTCATTTGGGGCATTAATTAAATTTGTCCCCCCAACAGGATATGCGTTTAAGAAAGGAGCATTGGTTGTTGCTAGCCCAACAGACGCCGGTCAAACAGATCGAATCTGGACCAAAGTTATTAAGGTAGTTGGTGACGGTACTAACGCAGGAAGAGGTGCGTTAACTAGCGGATTAGGTCCTGTAACATTTAATGATACGGTACCAAGCGGTGCTATAGCTAAACGAATTATTCCTAAATTTGTAACAGATTTGCCACCAGCACTTGAAACTGAAATTGTTAATCAAATACTACAGAATTTAAATTTTGGATTGCGCTATGATGTAGTTACAGCATCTTGGAATATTATCACAGCATCTAACCTTAATCTAACAGACTCGTTCAGTCTTGGTAAAGAAGGCGATACTAGTAATGTTAATCTTGACTCATCATGGACAGTTGCGTTCATTAAAGAAGTTGATCAATATGTTGTAAGAATACGAAAATTAAGTTATAGATTTGGTAGTGTAGAACAAAACAGATTTTATTTCGATAGTGCTGAAAAGCAATATAACGATCAATTAGGCAAAGTGGTCAAAGACCATGTCAAGGTATTAGGCATTAACACAGCCGCCGACGGTGTAAATCTTTTAAGAAATGAATTTTCATTTGAAATTTACGATACAATTAAATTTGAAGATGGGTACGAAAGTTCTGTTGAGATTGAAGTTGCATTCTCTGATACAGACGACGACGGTGTGGTTGATAATCCAGAATCTTTTGAACAGATCGTGGGTGAGGATACAGATTTAAATTATCTATTCTTCCAAAGTATTACAGATACAACAGGAGAAACAATCACTAGATTAATTGATAGTGATACAGTTAAAATATATCAGTTAGAATCTCAAGTAAACATTAACGATGAAGAAAACGGACAATTAATATATTTCTATGATGTTAATGAAGATAGAGTTAAGAGGGTAAACAAAACTACAAATACTTTAGATCTAGAAACAGAGTATAAAGGTGTTATAGGTAGAGATGCATTAAAATTCCAATACACTCACAACGCTAATGTAGATCGAAGAATAGATCCAAGTGTAAGTAATATCATTGATATATACCTATTAACAAGAAGTTACGATGAAGCTTACAGAGTATACTTGGCCGGAGGTACTTTGGTTGAACCAACTGCGCCATCCAGTGATAACCTGAGAATCACATTTGGCACTACACTTGACGCTATTAAAGCAATCAGCGATGAAATCATATATCATCCGGTGAAATATAAAGTATTGTTTGGATCAGTAGCTGAAGAGAAGTTAAGAGCACAATTTAAAGTAGTTAAAAATCCAACACAATCTATTAATGATAACGATTTGAAAGTTAGAATTGTTTCAGCCATTAATGAATTTTTTGATATTAATAATTGGGACTTTGGTGATAGATTCTATATCAGTGAATTGATCACATATATTTTAAATCAGACAGCACCGGATATTAGTAATCTTATTATTGTTCCTAGGCAATCAAGTCAGGAGTTTGGTAGTTTATTTGAAATACAAAGTACTCCTGATCAATTATTAATCAGTGGTGCAACGGTAGACGACATAGAAATAGTATCCGCGATAACTGCATCAGAAGTTAGAGCTTCCGCAACCAGCATAGTAACGACAACATAATATGGCAAATGATAAATTCCCTAAGAGTGGGTTACCAATAAGAAAAACGGTTGACCTATTACCGGCAACTTTTAGATCAGAGTCTAACGACAAGTTTATGTCGGCAGTTGTTGATCCATTAGTTCAACCTGGTGTTCTTGAAAAGATAGTTGGATATGTAGGTCGTAGATTTGGTAAAACTTATGGCGGTACTGATGTTTATCTAGACTCTGACGAAACACTAAGAAGTAGATATCAGCTCGAACCTGGTGTAGTTATTAAAGATAACAACGGCAACGTAGAAAAATTTTACGATTATATCGATTTCAAGAATCAATTAAAGTTTTTTGGTAACAATGTAGAACGTGATGATCTAACCACAGCACAAGAACACTTTGCATGGAATCCACCAAAACACTGCGACAAATATGTAAACTTTCTAGAATGCTATTGGATACCAGAAGGTCCTCCTCCTGTTGACGTATTTGGGCAATCTGATAAAATAGTCACCCAATACCAAGTAACATTAGGAGCTACTGGCAATTCTTATATTTTCTCTCCTAATTATACTAATGCTAGTTATATTAATAATCCCACATTAACTTTCTATAGAGGAGCAACCTACAAATTTAGAGTTATCTGTCCTCAAGAAGGATTTGTAATTAGATCAAATTATGATACAGGATCCCTATTGTTAAACCCAAATAGAGCGTATCAGCCAGGAGAATTGGCGGTATATGACAATAAACTTTGGAAAGCCAAAGTATTTGTTGCTCCCGGTGATGGAAGTAGTATCGATGCAGATAGCCAAGATTGGGAATTTGTAGAGATTGCTACATCTACTTCAGTTTTAGACTATAATGATGGAGTAACCAACAACGGTGTAGAAAATGGATTTATGGATTTTACAGTTCCATATAATGCTCCCGATGTACTCTATTATCAAAGTAAAGTTACTCCTGATAGATTTGGTCGTATTATTATCGCAGATATTGAAGCCAACACATTTGTAGATGTTGAAAAAGAAATTATTGGCAAGGCAACGTATACTAGTGGTAATGGTGTTAAATTTACCACGGGTCTTATTGTTGAATTCAAAGGTAATGTAACTCCTGCAAAATATGCTAAAGGTCGATATGTAATTGAAAACGTTGGTGCTAAAATCAATGTGGTCAATTGGGACGATCTGGTAATTCCAAGATTATCCAAAGTCGTACCCGAAGTAACATTTGATGATGGTGGATTTGATACCGGACCATTTGATGATGCTACGGCCTATCCATCAGAAAAAGATTATCTTGTAATCAGTCGTGATAGTATTGATCTCAATCCTTGGACCAGATATAATCGTTGGTTTCATCGAGCTGTATTAGATTATGCCTACGGTTTGCGAGGACAAGAATTTACAGCACCAGAAGAGGCAAGAGCGAAACGACCAATTTATGAATTTCTACCAGGTATACAACTATTCAATCATGGAAGAATTGCCAAAGAAACTGTTGACTACATCGACACCTATACTGACGATATACTTTCCAAAATTGAAGGTAGTGCAGGCTATAGTGTCGACGGTGAAGAATTGTTTGAAGGTGCAAGGCTTTTAGTAGTTGCAGACACAGACGATCTAACCAATAACAAAATATATGAAATACAATTTATAGTACACAACGGCAAGAACCAAATCCATTTAGCTGAAACAGAAGACACTGTTTCTAAAGAAGGTGAATGTGTATTAATACGTCGTGGAACAAATAATCAAGGACTAATGTTCCACTTCAATGGAACCGCCTGGGTTAAGAGTCAAGAAAAAACTAAAGTAAATCAACCTCCGTTATTTGATGTATATGATGAAGATGAAGTAAGTTTTTCAGATACTACTAAGTATCCAGATTCTACATTTGCTGGATCTGAGATTGTTGGCTATAAGGTTAACCCCAATGGCATACCGGATCCTGAATTAGGAATTAAATTAACATTTCTTAATATTGATAATATTGGTGACGTTGTACAACATTTTAATTGGGACACTGATACATTCACATATAGAGACGGTAATAATGTAATCACTAAACGTATTGCCACAGGATACTATTATCTAGATCCTACTGGCGGATATGGCGGATGGGGCAATGGGTGGACACCGTTATCATCAAAATACACGATGCCAATATTAGACAGTGTTAAAATTACATCGACGACAAATACATTTACTATTGATACTGTTGATTGGACTCTTCTTCCGAACGATGATGAGTTTGCAATTAGATTCTATGTAAACGGAGGTATTTACAAAGGACCCTATGTCAGGACTCGCGGAACATTTACCTTTACTGAAAGAACATTTAAAGAAAATGACATCATAACCATAAAGGTAGTTGCCAACGTAGAACCAAAATCTGGTTACTATCAGATACCGTTAGGATTAGAAAAGAATCCATTAAATGCACCGGTGGCACAATGGACACTAGGTCAAGCAGCTGACCATTTAAATTCCGGATTAGATTTTAACACATTGTGGTCAGGGGTTGTTCCCGGTCTTAACGACCTCCGTGATATTCCTTTCGACGAATTTGGCCAACCGTGGAATACATATAGTACTCGTTATCTACATCATTCTGGAT